TTCTTGTTGATTTACATTTTCCATTGTTTATATTTTTAAAGTTTAAACAAATATACTATAAAAGTTTAAATAAAAAATATTTAAACAAAAAAAATCCAGATAAATTAAATTACCTGGATTATTATAGTTTAAATAAGAACTTTACTTTTATCTATTTTTAATAGTTAAGTTTAATATTGTTAACATGTAAAATTCTCTAGAAATATCTATCTCTAAAGTAAATACATCTACTGAAGATAATCTAAATCTTATAGATATCTTGTCCCATTGTTTTGTTGCTGATTTCCAGCTGTTTCTAAATTTCATAATTGTTTGTTTAATTAATTAATATCTTTACTCTCTAGCAAAGTATATGTAAAATGATTGCCATGGATCTCTTTAGCTCTATTAGCTATTACCATAAACTCATTAAAATCTTTTACTCTTTTAAATACTTGGCATCCTTCTGACCAATTTTCTACAAAGCTAGATACTGTACCTGCTTTGTGTATATTTATTCCGAACATACCTGTATCAGTTTCAACCTCATCAAAGGTCATGTTTTTATTTTTATCTCTCCATACAGTCACATCTCCTAATCTTTGACATACTGCCTGATATTTTCCCTGATGCATAGATACAGCATAGACTCCTCTATATTGATTAGGTACTAATCTAGCTACACCATTTGCATTGTGATATTGTGTAACTCCTTTTTTACCTGGCTCAGTAGTAGCATCCCACTCATGATAAAACCATTTGCCATCTACTCTATAAGAGATAGTTAATTTGTCATCAAATAGATTAGTTACTGTTTTACCTGTATCAGAGTTTCTTACTCCTATAATATTAACATCATAGTCTTTAGCACCTGCAAAATATGCATATCCTTTAGCCTTTACAGCTGCAGCTATTTGTTCTCTAGTATATATCATTTTTTTATTTTTTTAATGTCATCATTAATATCCTTAGCTCTTGCAAAAAGTAACTTCATTGACTGCCATAGGTCTATACCTTTTACTACTTTGTAGTTCTCATTAATTGACATCACCTCTATACTAGCTAGGACCAATGCCACTACTTTAGTGAGCATAAATGGTACACTAAAAAATGTTAGTATGATATCATTTAGTACAAATTTGTCTATAAGAAAAAACATAATAACAGTTACCTCATAAAGTGCTAATTTGCTAATTATACTTGAGAGCTTTCTACTACTTATTTTTTCTTTTAATTTTTTAGCTTTCCAAATACCTGTAAAAGTATCAATAGCTATTAATACTCCTATCATCAAGAGTATTCCTGAGATTGGTAAAAAGAATGCAAAGCATATAGATATTAAAGTCAAAAGTTCTTGTTGTATTGATATTAGTAATAGTGATAATTGTGTTTTCATAATAAATAAAGTTTAATCAGCTTGTAACCAAAGTATACAAGTAGTATAAGAAATAGTATTACCCCTAGTACAGCAAAGAAATTTACCCACCATGGAATGTATTTAATTTTTTCTGGTTTTAAAGTTTTGGTAATAACTTTGGTATGATAGATATCATTACCCTTAATTGTTTTATAGATTGTGTGTACTTTAGCTTTTGTATAATATACATTATCTTTAATTTTAGTTTGTACACTAACTAAAGTACCATCTTTATCTCTTAAGTCTTCTTTTAGTTTAGATATAATATTACCTAATGAATCACAATATAAAGTATCAATTAAAGTTATAGTTTCTCCAGGAATTATAATTGTAGTATCTTTGATTTGTATTACAGTTACTGTACTATCTTTTTGTACACATAATGGACAATATTTTGCTAGTCTCTTTTCAAGAGAGCAAGATGATAATAATAAAAGTAATATAACTAAGTATTTCATATTATTAACCCTCTAAACAAGTTTCACAATCTATAAAACAATCTTCAACAGCATCAATTATTTTTGTTGGTAAAGATGTTAAATCCCAACTAATAATTTTATAACATTTTGGACTAAAATCTGTAGTAAAACTTATAAGAAAAGAATAATCAACTGGTAAACCAAAAGTCCACTGAACTACTTCAGTTTCTAATGTTAAACAATTTTGTATTGTATAAAATACTAAATTATTACATGCATCATAACATGGTGTATCCTCAATATTACATGGTCCAGCTGTTGTTACATATTGTATAAATGAACCTGTTAATAAAGTAAAGTTTACTTCTGGTAAAGGACTAATTGTCCAACAAAATCCAAATTGATCTACAAATGTTTCTCCAGGAGTACCTCCTCCTAATTGTTCTAAAGTTGTATAAAGATCCCAATTGTGATTAGTACATAAATCTTTACAACAAGAAGTTATAGCATGAATATCAGGACATCTTACTATATCACTTATACATAATGTACAATCTTGTGCTGGATAAAGTGTATCAACTGAAACTATTCCATTTATAGGTGCCACAGTTGTATCTGATACATTCCAACAAAATCCAAAATTATCTGAAAAAGTATCTCCTACTCCTACACCAGGTAAAGAACCACTAAATATTGTACTAAATTCTTCACAACATGAATCTACTACTAAATTTTCAGGACATGGATTGCCAGCTAAACATGTCTCACAACTTCCATATGGATCACTAACAATTCTTATTGAATTAACAGGATTTGTTGTTGTACCTAATAATGACCAACAATTGCCTTCATCATCTACAAATGATCCAATAGGAGGTAATCCAGGAGTAGCAAAAGTAATAACTTCTTGAATTGCTTCGTCACAACAATTTTGTATTAATAAATTAATTGATGGTTTACACTCAGCTTTTATTTCTATTCGTGTAGACATTATAAGTTATATAATATATGTAATTAATGCTTCACCTCCAGCAGTAGTATCAATGTAAAATAAATTAGCAGCAAAATAATTATTTAATGTTCCTGCATCAAAATAAACAGTTTCTCCAGGATATACACTTACAAAATTTACAATATTATCAGTACTAACAATTATATAAGTACTACTAGAAGTAGGACATGCTATAGATATAGATTGTATTGCAACACTAATTCCAAGTGTTGTTCCACTTATTCTTTCTATTTTAGGAATTTTAACTTGACTATTTAATTGTGAAACTATAGTTGTTGTATCAGCACTTATATGTGTTGTAGCAATATCTATAGCTGCTGTATTGGCATCTATATTTGCTGTATTAATATCTATAGATGTTGTATTATTTGCTATAGCTGTTGTATCAGAAAGTATATTTGTTGTATTACCATCAATATTATTTAAATTTATTCCTTGTTCAGTACAAAGTGTTACAGAAAGTGAATCTGCACAAGCACTTTGACCTGCTGTATATAATGCAAATAAGTTTTGTAATTCTGTTACAGTATCTCCTGTATTAGTTTCAATATCAGTAAGGATAAGATTACCCGCTTGAATAGCTCCTAATATAAGTGCTAATACACCTGAAGGATCTGTATATATTAAACATCCTGGAGTTGCTGCTCCTGGAGGAATAACTGGTGTATCACTTCCTGGTAGATAGTATGTAATTGGACCCCAAGTAGAAGTATCAGGATTCCATACTCTTACTTCTAAGTATACTGTATCACCATTACAAGTATCTACTACAAACTTAGCTTCATACTCTGTATTTGCTTGAAGTGTAGTAAGAATTGCAGAAAGTAAAAATTCTACATCATCAGTATTAGCATTGATTGCAGTAAGTTGGTCACAAGCACATTGTTGACCCTTTAGCATTTTTAATTGCCAAGGAAAGTTATTTCCTTTTAAACCATCTGTTTTTAAATCTCCTACTGACATAGTTGTTAAAGTTTAATTATTAAAATAAATAGTTATACTTTAATCAAGTATAAGATAAGAAATTTTTAATGTACTATTTAATGCTGTAGCAGCAGAAGCATTAATTATTTTAATTATAAAACTTCCATTTGCTATAGTATTAGTAACTAATATTGGCATTCCTGTAGTTATTGAATCTACAGTTAATAATATTTTAGATGCTGTAGTTACTTTACTATTATTTACAGTAAAAGATGTATTAGCAGCACCAGCTAAAGTACTAGAAACAGTTGTTATTGTTCCATTATGTGCATTAACTGTAACAGCAGTAGTTATTGAAGTTATCTGAGTTACATTAGCTGTATCATATACAGATTGTAAAGGTGCTGTATTAATAGCTAATGATAGATAACCATCATCTCTACTTGGGTCTTTAGCTCCAATAACTAATAGACTTTGTACATCTGTTGGTAATGTTGTTCGGTACTTACTAGATTTAATCCAGCTAATAAAATTTAAGATATCCATTTTTTTGTTTTTTAAGTATTAATAATATATATATACATAATATACAAAAATTTATTAATAAAAACAAAAAAATTATAGAAAAGATCCGGCAAAGAAAATTAAAAGAAGTGATGCAACAATAAAGTATGAACCAATAGCTTCACCTTCAGGATCTAGTTCATATGCATCTTTAACACTATTAAAGATAGGACCTCTAAAAGAACTTCCTATAATCCATAACAAACATG